AAGCTCATCGCCTGCGATTCAGCTTGGTTCAATGCCTGAAACCGCTGCATGTCGGCTTCCGGCAACTCAATGCACAAACGACGGGCCAGCGAGCACGTCAGCGCCTCGTTCCAGCGACGGCTTACATCAAGCTCCTGATTCATGTCACTCAGGTCATTCAGGAAGCGCCTGCGCCAGCACACCAGTTGAACGTACTTGGCCTGCTCGTTGGGCATCGGCCAGACGAACAGGCGGGGCGTGTCGATATCGCGCTGCTGGTACCAAACCCACGGCACACCGGGACTGGTCTTGTTGGGCATGGCGTTCCAGTCGTCCAGCGACCACACGCCCATCGGTATCTCGGTCGGGGTATTGCCGAAATAAAGCTCGGCCACGCTCAACACGTTGTCGCTCAACGAACGGATGCGCCACGCCATGGCAGGCGGGGCACCGGGAACATCGAGCCAAAACCATTGCGGCGAGGCCGTGTCGATAACGATGTTGTTGGCGTCCAGCGCCACCCACGTCGTGCCGTCCGGCGAGTACTCGTAGAACATGCCGAAAGACCCCGGCTGGTCGAACAGAATGCCGACCGTCGTCACCTGCGTCGGCGTGTCGAACGTCATGCCGATTGAGCCGTTGGGCGACGTGTGACGGCACCCCGTGGCAAAGTTGTCGTCGAAGGCCAGCGCCGGATTGCCCCCGGCGTCGCTGAACGGAGTGCCCACGGCAGCCCGCATCAAGGTCCGCTGGTTGGTGCTGATGATCATGCTGGTGCCCAAGGGACACGGCACCTCGTTCTGGTTGACGTAGAGCGGCAGAATGACCTGATCGCGCGCCCAAAGCTGGATGCCAAGATTCATCATCTCGGTCAGCATCAGGTTGAACACGTCATAGGCGATGGCGACAATTTCGGACGACCATTTCATGGTCGGCACGCCCGAGCGCCGCAGCGCCGACTCAAGCATCTGCCGGGCTGTGTAGGACTGAAGTGCGCCTGTGTTGTTGCCTGAGAGGCTCATCAGTACAACGGGCTCCCTATGGCAGTCATGTAGGTGTTGATCGCCGTCGACAGGTTGGCCGCGTCGGTCGCCGTCAAGCTGGTACCCATGAACCACGCGGATATGATGCCGGTATCATAGGCATAAATCGTGGCGTTATCGACGTTGCGGTAAGCACCGAGAATGAAGCTGTAGGGCAGCGGCGTGGCCGAAGCCACCGTATTGGTGCCAATCGACACGCCGTTGCGATAAATCGCGTTTGCCGCTGGACCTGATCGATTGGCGTGCCAGAAGCCCTTGGTGTTGGTCTGTGTCCAACTTAAACCGCCCGCGAAGATCGAACTGGTATTAGGCGAGTAGAGCGTCACGCCGGGCGCACCCGTCGTTTCGATATACAATCCGCTGCCGCCCACGCTCTGCGTCGATCCAATGGCGACCACGTCGGCCCCGGCAACCCGCGCCGTCAACATGCCGACACCGAAACCCAGCGTGTCCTGTGACGACACAGGAGGCACGCCATTGGTATCGACGTAGTTGCCGACCGCGCTGGCGTAGCCCTGATCAACCGTGAACGTCGGTGTGGCGATGATCGTGACCTGTGTATTGGTGATCAGGTCGACCTTGGCCGAAGTTGCGTTCTCGGCAGCCAAGATGCCCAACCGCAGCAGCTTGGGCAGCACACCCGTGCTGCTCAGGCTGTTGAACAGGTTGTTGTAAAGCACCTGTCGCGGGGCCGACACGGTGCCGCCCGCCGCCGTCACGGCGGTGAAAAACGACGCGGCGCTACCGCTGACATACAGCACGGGGGTCGCCGGACCGCTCGACACAAAGGCGACCGGGGTGCCCTGTGCCAGTATGTCGGTGATCACGGTGGCTTGGCCGCTGGTCACCTGAATGACCGGCGTCACTTGCCCGCCTGTGGCCGCTGTTACTGGCGTAGCGTTGGCCATGCTACCCCGCTTGGATTACGCAAACCCCGACAGTGCCGGTCCCGGCATTGACAATCCGAATAGCCGTCACCGGAGCCGCGTTGATAACCGTATCGAAAGCAGCAGTCTTGCCGGTCATCAGGCCATGGTCGATCCACGCCGGACCGACCACCGGGTTCTGCACGTCGTCGTAGGTATATTGGAGCTTGTAGCTCACCGCGCCGGAAACCACGGACCCGACAATCGACACCTGAAACGGCGTCTTGAATACATCAAGCGGGATCGTGGAACCGTTTACCGCACCAACAACCGTTGTCCTGATCGGGTTCACGGGACACCTCCACATAAAAGCGCGGCCCATCCCTTACGGGGACGGGCCGCGAGTCCCCTCGTCAAAGGAGATCAGGTCCCCGGAGTTCCCCACACCGTGCGCCAGTTGGTCCAACCGGCATCCCAGCGGGACGTGCACTTATAGCGCATCGAATCCGTCTGGAAGTCGCCTTCCATGGACTTCTGCGCCATGCGACGGGTGATGAACTGGAGGCCCATCTGTTCGTCGGTCTTGATGAACCAAGCCGTGGGCGACAGCAGGCGAGTGATCACCTCGTAGCCTTCCGGCAGCGCCTTGGTCGACGCGATGGCGTTGATGGCGTTGGTGCCAATCGTGCCGGTCGACAGGGCCGACTTGGTGATCTGCTCGGCCTGCCACTCGTTCTCCGGTGCCACCAGCAGCTTGCGCGGGGTGATCCGGACGAACTTGCGGTCGTTGTCCATCGACTTGCGGATTTGGGTCAGCATCGACTGGAGGCTGGTTTCCGACAAGGCGGCGGAAGCCGTCAGAAGATTGCTGCCCGTGCCACCAATGATCGGGTGGGCGTTGCTGCACAGCGGCTGACCGTCGCCGCCGAGATAGGCACCGTTGAAGGCGCGGTTAAGGACATTGGCGGCAACCGTCTCTTCGGTTTCCGCCATGCCTTGGCCCATCTGCTCGGAGTAGATGCGACCCATCGAAATGTGATCGCCGTCCTCGACCAGCACCTTGGTCAGGCCGAAAGCGATGCCGTACTGCGTGAAGGTGTAGGTCTTGTTGAAGACCACGCCGCCGGACTTGTAAGTGACCGGCCCGCCCTCGCCCATCGCGGGCGCGGAGCCGAGGCCATACATGACCGGTTCCATCTGGTACGACCGCTGGATACCGGGCTTGACGCGGAAGTATGTGCGGAACTCCTTGCGGAGGTCGTACACACCATCGAAATGTTCAGAAAGAATCGGCTCGACCAGAATGCGAAACTGCGCACTATTCATAGGGGTGGGCATCGATTAGTCCCCAAAATATCAACGTCTCAGGCCACATACTCGGGCAGGGCCGTAGTGCCAGAAAAGCTCAACCCGGCCCCGAAGGACCGGGGAGGGTTAGGCGATAGGCGGAGCCGGGAATATGCGGACCCGAACGATGGTGAAGGCATCACCCCACGCATTGTCCGCATACGGGGCCACGTTCTGGACGATGAACGTGCCAACCGTGGCACCCGTCGTCGTCGCAACAAGGGCTTGGCTGCTCTTGCCGGTGTAGATCGAGCCGCTGACCGCGCCGATATTGATCGCCTCGCCGTTCTTGGTCTGGGCGACCGGACCATCGGCCTGTCCTTCAAGGATGGCTTGCGAATCGAACGGCGTGTACCACGCGTTCATGGTCGTCCCGGCGTCGTAGGTCTGTCCGGCTGGCCAATAGGGCAGCAGGAACGGCCGGTTGCCGGAAATGAAGAAACATCCAGTGAAAACGCCGACGCAGGGCAGGGCAGACCCTACCGGCTGCAACATGCCGGTCGCCGGATCGATACTGACCGGTGTGCCGGTGTAGATGGCGCTTGCCTGCCCGGAGGCGATGCCGGGAGTGAGCGTTTCGATTCGGGGCTCGCCCGAAGGATGATAGACGTAGCGAAGGCCAAATGGCGCAGCGGCTGCACTCATGGAGCTTCCCTCCAAGGAGAATCAAGGTTGATTGATTGCTCGCGGAGGTGGCTATCGACCCGTCGCCACGGGGAACTGCCTGCCTGAGTCGCCGGGTAAATCCAAGTCTTTGCGGGGCTCTACTGCACATCCACCAATGATCAGTCGGCGGACTCACAACGGTTTCCCGTAAAGACCAGACTCCTCCCCGGCGAGGGATGAGCCTGCGGACTTTGGCTCAACAAGTTGTGCCCGTCAATCACCCAACTCACAGTTCTGGTATAATCAATAATGGACAACCGTCCGCCCTTCGATACGGTCAAATGGTCGTTCCTTTTGGTGGCAGGCGTAATCAGCGTACATTGTCTTGTTGTCCTGTCAGGCGTCGCGTTTTGCTGGCTACATCCCGAAGCCGAACACATGGAACGGTGCAGCAGGCTGGGCAGTCAATTGCTCGAAATGTTGACAGCAGCCCTCGCCGCCGCGCTCGCCTTCGCGGGCGGTTTTTCACGAAAAGGGGACAAATAATGCCGACCGTGATGTTGTCCGACCATTTCTCATATCAGGAAATGACCTATTCCGAGACCGCCTCGCGCGAAGGCTTGAGCAACAAACCGGAC